AGACCTCTGTGGATTTATACCCCACCCCGAGATCGAGTGGTTCGGAGCCTCTCCAGACGGGATGGTGGGCGAGGACGGACTCATCGAGATCAAGTGCCCGAACACCGCGACCCACCTGCAATACATGAAGGCAGGAAAGCCGCCCGCAAAGTACCGCTATCAGATGATGGCGCAGATGGCCTCGACCGGACGCAAGTGGGTGGACTTTGTGAGTTTTGACGACCGGCTTCCGATCCAGAAACAGTTGTTCATCGTGCGCTTTGAGCCGAAGCCATCCGAGATGGAGGAGATGCTCGAGGGCGTGCAGAAGTTCCTGGCAGAAGTGGAAAAAGAATGTCAATAACCTACCAACAAATATTAGAACAAGCCCTGATCCAGTTGGTGTTGCTCGAGGACGCTCTGAAAGAAGAGATGGCCAATGACACGCTAAATGCGGAGTATTTTTACGAGTTGTATTGGAAGGTTTTAGAGAGAGGAGCGCAGACGTATGACCGATTTGACTCTGTTCGTCATTGACGCAAAAAGCACCGGCCCAGCCAAGTTCTTTGTGCTGATGATGGTGTGGGTTTACATATCCGGGTGGCTTGAATGGCGGCGTGGCTGATTGCCGTCATCGGGGTGGTCTACGCGGTGGTAGGAGTGAGTCTTCTGCTGGAGGGCAAGCAAGGGTTGGGAATTGCGTTTTTTGGGTATGCGTTTTCAAACGTTGGATTATGGATGGCCGCCAAATGACAAAAAACTTTATTCCAGATCAGTTCTACCTAAAAACACATTTTAATTACGACCAAGAAACAGGTATTTTTTCCAGAAAAGTAAAAGTTTCCAATAGATCTGAAATTGGAAAACCTCTTTTAGCTGGAAAAAATAGTGGGCGAATTATTATTCATATAAAAAACAAAGTTTATAAAGCGCATCATCTTGCTTGGGTTTATGTATACGGAGTGTGGCCAAAAGAAATTGACCATATAAATAACGACCCGACAGACAATAGAATTTCAAACCTAAGAGAATCAACTAGAAGTGAAAACTTATATAACAAACGTAAAACAAAGAAAAATAAATCCGGTGTAAAAGGTGTAAGTTGGGACGAAGACAGAAAAAAATGGTTTGTTCGGATTGGCTTTAACGGAAAAAATTACGCGCTTGGAAGATACGAAAATTTTAATGATGCAGTTAGCGTTATTACAGAGGCGCGTAAAAAACATCATAAAGATTTTGCAAACTTTACTTAGCTGCGAGGGGGTAGCATGACACAGACCGAATGGGTATTGAAGGCTGCACAGAGGAAATGGATCACGCCTCTGGATGCGTACTTGGGGTGCGGGTGCTTGCGGTTGGCCGCGAGGATTTTGGATCTCAAGCGGGACGGGCATACCGTCACCAAAAAGATGGTTCACAAAAATGGCAAAGTCTTTGCCGCTTACCGAGTGAGGAATAAAAATGGCCGTTAAATATGATGCAGTAGTAGCAACCGGGACGTACACGGACAAAAACGGGCAGGAGAAGGCCCAATGGACAACCGTGGGACGTGTGATTGAAAAAGACGGAAAACTAAGCCTGAAACTAGATGTAGTTCCGGTTGCGTTTGACGGCTGGATCAAGTTCTTTGAACCAAAGACCAAAGATCAAAAACCACAGAAATTTAAGGAAGTGGACTTGGATGATCCTTTCTGAGACCAAAAAACAATGCACAAAATGTAATAAAGAAAAGCCCTTGGATCTTTTCTACAATAGCAAGCACGGTTGGCTTGGAAAGGCCAGCCGGTGCAAGCAATGTGACAAGGCAAAGGTCTACGCTCGACGAAAGGCAAGCAAATGAGTATTTTTATTGACGTGGAAATGTTCATGCGGGCAGCAGGGCACGAACCCGGCAGCAAGAGCACGAACCTATATTTGGATTTGGTGCGCGAGGAGATTGGCGAGCTAGAGGAAGCCATGTCGAACTACCACGCGTCCGAGAACAAGCAAGACGAGCAACTGGCCAAAGCGGATGCCTTGGATGCGGTATGCGACTCAATCTGGGTGCTGGTCGGGCTTGCCCGGTCAATGGACTTGCCGATTGAGTGGGGGTGGGATGCGGTAGCGATTTCCAACGCCAGGAAGGTTGACCCGCAACTGGGAACCGTGATCCGCGATGAGAATGGCAAAATTCAGAAGCCGATTGGATGGCGACCGCCCGATATGCTGAAGTTTGTCCAGCAGTACGAGGCCAGCCGCGCCGCGCTAGGAAAGCCCGAAATCCAAGAGTGAATCAGGAGACTGTAAAGTCCCTGTTCACCTACCGCCGGGGACACCTATATTGGAAGGAACGGCCCCCGGAAGCCTTCACCCACTACCGCACCTATGTGATGTGGAACCGGAGGTACGCCAACAAGCCCGCCGGGAATCGTGGGAAGCGCGGGTATATCAAAATCGGTATAAGCAAGAAGTGGTACGCCGAGCACCGCCTGGTGTGGCTGTACCATAAGGGCTGGCTCCCCAAGATGCTCGACCACAAGAACGGGGTCTTCTGGGACAACCGGATGTCGAACCTACGCCCTGCGACGTGCATGGAGAACCGCTGGAACTCCCGCCGCAAGCAACCGACCACCACGAACGTGAAGGGGGTCTACAAGCGCAAGGACGGGGCGTACGAGGCCCACATTTGCTCGGACTTCAAGAGGTACTACGTTGGACGATTTGTTTCAAAATCTACTGCCGCCAGAGCCGTCGCCGCCTACCGAAAAGACCTGCACAAAGAATTTGCTCGGGACGGGTGAGTTTCGGGCCAGCCGAGCCGACCTCAACTGGATGCTTGAGCAGGACTCGGAGTGGAGGATAGAGGGTCTAGCGAGATATGTGCTCCAGATGCCGTCAAAAGACGCTAGGAGGCGTTTTCTTGACGGGTTTGAGGCAAAGCATGGGCGAGAGGTTGGAAACGCCCTAAGAACCCGAATTATCGCCCTGCATAAACAACGCGACCTCGGCCTTGCGGCGGCGCACCAGACCAGGTAGTTCCTTGCCCCCGGCTTTGGTATACATCATAAAGCCGTCAGCAATGCGATCCAGGGGTTCGTCTCGTAGGATGCGCTGGCGTAGTGTAGAGCGCTGGAAACCGCCGACTCCGATGTTGTAGCTGAGACAGACACAAGCGTCAAATAAGCCTTGATTCCCAGATAGATTAGGGGCAAGTCGAAGAACACCACGTTCAAAACTGACGAGCAGGTTTTTGAAGCGCTCGTTGATTTCCTCTTTCGACCAAACACGGTTGTCCTCATCTTTTAATGGGTAGTCCTTGCGAAGCGGCCCAGTATAACCCTCCTTGCGGGCGATGGGCAGCTTGATCTGGTCGTGGTACAGAACCTCCCCGTACCCCACCGTCCAGAGGTGGGCGGGGCAGAGGTAAGGCTTATTGCGGTAGCCCTCAAACAAGTGCATCACATGGATGCCTTTGTCGGATGTCTTCACTTCTTACCCCATTGGCGTGACCCGAACCAGAAGGAAATGATACCGGAGAGCAGGGCCATCTCGCTCTCGCTGAAGATCACGTCCGAGGCGGCGATGAAGTCGTCCACGGACATCTGCCCCAACCCGTTCTTGAAGAGCAGGAAGTAGGTCAAGCCCATGTTGATGAGCACGAGCTCGAGCACGAAGATGAACGTCACAATCGGGCGGACAATACCGTTGAGGTTGACCACCCAGGAGTCGGCACGGGCCATAATGGCTTTGTCGTGATCCAGCGCCGCTCCCTGACGCTCGGCATCGGTTTGCAGGGCGACTTGCTCGGTACGGATTTCCTCGATCTTGGCTTGCGCGGCAAAGCCTTGGGCAGCCAATGCCAGTTCCCGCTCGGTCTGCATGGAGGCCAGTTTCAACTCGTGGGCCTTGTCGGCACGGTCTTGGAAGAACTCTAAGACCTTGGGCAAGCCCGACGACAGAAAACCAAATACCGATGCGATAAGACTCAGCATTACATTGCTCCCGTTGCTTTGAAAATTCCGTAGATGATGGCCGCGAGCAGGAGCAGGACAGACCACTCCCGTCGGGTTTCCATGCGCTTGCGGTAGAACTCGTCGTTCAGTTCCCGATGGTCTTTCCGCAATTGTGTGATGAGGGCTTTGACCTCGTTGACCGCTGCGCGTCCGAACTCGCGCTCGACATCGCGGTACATCGCTTGCTCGGCCTCACGAATCTGCCGGATGATCCGGTATTCGTCCAGAGCCTCGACCCAGACCATATCGCCTCGGCGCATGACCTGCTGTTGCTTTTTCTTCCATGCCTCTCGGGCTTTGGCTTCTTCGTCAAGGAAGGTGTTGACCTCCCTTGCCGTTTCCTTGATTTCGCGCCCGACCTTTACTGCTTCCTTGATACCACCTAGTGCAGCCCGTGTCGTTTGGATCGGGTCGCTCATTGTTTAACTCTCCCTAAACTTCCTCCCCTCGAAAGTAGGCTTTGCCATCCAGCACTTCACAAAGTTCAGGAGGGAGTAGTTTCCCGTCC